TGAGCAGATGAATTAATATCAGCATTTACTATTGTATTATCAGTAATCATTGTGCTAGTTACAGTGCCAGTATCACCAGCAGTAATAGCAGTTCCAGAAATCTTAGTCTTATCAATCGCAGCAGCAGCATTAATGTCTGCGTTTACTATAGTGCCATCAACAATATCTGATGACGTAATAGAGTTTGCAAGGTTAAGTTTGCTATAAGCAATTGCTGCAGATGAGTTAATGTCAGCGTTTACAATCGTGTCATTAGCAATCATTGTGCTGGTAATGACACCAGAACCAAGAGTACCGCCACCAGCAGCATTGCTGTGGTCGTGGGTTGCGTTTGTGAAAGAAGCAATAGTTGGAGTGGTTAGTGTTTTAGCACTTAAGGTCTGAGTATCGGTTGTGCCGACAACGCTTCCTGTAATTCCGTGGACGGCAGTAGATGCCTCTGAATGGTCATTAGCCTCTTGTAAATCTCTGCCAATAACCATATGTCTTACAATGGCACCAGCAGAGTGGGCAAAACCAGTTCCAGTATTTTCTATACCACGAGTAATTGATAGGGTATCTCCAGAGGAATATACCGTTACATCTACAATTTCTTCAAGAGATGTATCTGGGTCTATGACCAATGTGTAGGTCTGAGTTCCAGTTAGTGTCTTACCACCCATTACCTTGGCACCACCACCGCTTACTAAAGTCATAGATGAAGCAGTGCTTGTAATGGCAGAAGCAAGAGTTGATTGCTGTGCGCGTGAGGAATATTTACGTACTGTCATTTTTTACCTATCGGGTGTAGTGGGCGCGGGTTGGGAATTGATTCTGTTGAGCCTTAACTTCTTCAGCAAGACGCTGAGAGTAAAGCGCAAAAATCTGACGAGTGATAGTGCTAGTACTACCGAAGTTACGTTTGCTATCAATCTCATCAGCCTGTGGGCTAGTCTGGCTAGCACGGGCTGGGTCTAGGAAGGTAAGCAATCTGTAGATGGCTCCGTAAACTACGACATCTTTGCAAGATAAAGGTAACCCTGTCTTGGTTGTAAAGACATCTGAATCGCTTTCAAAGACTACAGCATCTGTAGCATAAAGAACTTTTACTGTTCTGCCAGGGGTGATATGGTCATAGATACTTACTGTCTGAGCAGGTGAGGCAGCGCTGCCACCCCAAGTAGTGATGTCAGCAAATGGTTCAAAGGACCAACGTCTGACTGGAATCCATTCTTTTGATGGTCCGACTTCTTGCCAATTCATAGCAATGACTGATTGAGCAGTCACATTGGTAGCACCATCTAGTAATTCATAAGTGGTAACAGCAGCATTATAGGTAAAGGTTAGTTGCTTGACTGCAAAGATAGAAGTGCTCATAGCACGGATGGTGTCGTTGATAGCACGCTTTACTACATATTTAGGAAAGGTAGGGCTGATAGTAACTTTGCTGGATGTAGCAGAAGTAGCAGCAGTAGTTCCCAGATAGCCACGCCCCCAGGGCGAGACAGTCAGAGTATTGGCAACACGGTCAAAGTTCTCTATCCATATCAACTCTTCGCCAATCTCAATAATGCCTTTGCCAATATCAGCAGTAGAGGAAACATTGATGGTGGTGGTAGTTGTAGTAGTGATAGCAGAAGAAAGGCTGGTAGCCCTATCCTGTTGCATTGTATAACCTTGCAGGTTTATCAATACCTCGTTGACAATATCTGAGAATGTTGCTGTCACGATTCTATCGTCCTTAATGCATCTACGGCAGACTTGCCAGTGGTTCCAGCAAGTTCATTACATACAGAGTTTAGGTCCTTAAAGTTATTAGGTTGGCGCGATGCGCTAGCCTTGTAGTTAAGAGCACCGATTATGCCTTTGCCCGAAGTCCCAGCCCAAGCATTGGCAGCACCCTGACTATCCTTAAATGCTGTTCTGGCAGGATAAGTCCCGCTATTAGCCAAGCGGTTGAGTTCAGCACATAAAGTGCTACCTGCTGTACCTACTGACATTATCTAAACCTCTTTTCTCCGCCACGTTGGTGTTTTTGCCATACTCCCCATACCTTCCTAGTACTGACCTTACTGTTCCATTCTTGTTCAACCGTACTACATATCCATCTCTAATTTGCACAGAATTAAAACCGTAGTGCGGTTTGTATTTTCCTGATGACATTACTTTAGTTGGTTCCTCCCAAAGGCCAAGCACCAGTCTTGTTAGCAATACGGGTCTTAACCTTTTGAATATTCTGTGGAGTTACCTTGCCTTGCTGAATCAATTTTTCAAACATATCTTCAGCCAACTGCATTTTTCTTTCATCTGCTGCTTTAATCTTTGCTTTACGCTCAGATGCAGTCATACCTGGGCTAATTCTTCCTGGCATAATTACTTCTTCTTTTTCTTGGCTGCCATCTTTTGCATCATCTTCATTTTTTCAGCCTTAGCCATTTTCTTGCCCTTGGCTGTATATGGGAACTTCTTGTTTCCTACCTTTGGCATCTTATGCTCCTATTTCTGCCATTACTTCGGCTACGTTTCTATTTATTTTATTTGCTTTTGGCATAGTCTCCCCGTTATAGGGCCTACCCAAAAACTCTGATGCTTTCTCTGCGGCGATTATATCTCTCATAGTAGTACCAGTGGGTCTTATGCCTTGTGCCCTGGCATCTCTATATGCCTGGAGTTCGGCATTCCATTTCTTGTCTGGGATATCTCTTGCCGCATCCCCCGCGTTCATCTGTAGCATTATCGCCTTGCATCCGAAACAATCTTCAATCGGTTCAGGATGATGTTCCCAATGTTTCATATAGCAGTAAAGTTGCTTTCTGCTACGCCTACACCACCAGCAATAAGGGCTGCTTTAGTGGCTTCGCTAACTGTGTGGTCTCTTCCACCCAGATAAATCTCATCATAGTCATCTAAGTTTTCATCAAGTAAATACCTTACCTGTGAGTAGGTTCCACTAGATTTGACAATTGTTATGCCTTTATCCAATTTATAAAAATGGAAAAGCCTATGCCCCCCAGCAGGACCTTCTCGCACCGTTGGTGTCTTGAAGATGTACTCTGTCATTAGTCCTCCTTAATGGACTCATCCCATAGGGCAGACTTTTCAAATATGCCTGCCCTACAGAATCAATCAACTATGAAGCGATTGAAGAACCGCTCTCAATGCGGAACAAGGCATCTTCGCGGTAGCGAGCAAAGCCAAGTACGCCATACCAACCCATTGGGCGATGACGCATCAACTTGTCAACTACTGGTCCGATGACTACGTGTGGCTCTTCTGCCACTGCTTCTGCAAGTGCTTGCTCGCCGCAAACAATTGTGCGGTAGTTACGAGCAGAAGATGCTCCATCAGTTGCGTTATACATACGAGCGGTCTCTACGAAGTATGCACCTTCGTAGGTTCCGATTTCTCCGACCCAGATGCGGTCCTGAGATGAACCGTATTGGTTAGGAAGAAGCCATCCTGCCGAGCCTGTCTCAGCACGAAGGTCGTGAGAAATCTCTGGGTGAATACCGACCCAGTAAAGACTTCCCTTACGTCCTTTTGCTAGACCAGCACGTAACTTAGCAACAGCCCTACGGATGTTGGAAGAAGCAAGAGTAGCAGCAGCGGTGATTGTTGCTGTAGAAGTAGCGGTGGAACCTGCGTAGATTACGTTGCTACCACCACGGAGTGTTGTCATTGCAATCTTGTCAATAGAATCAGCAAGGTTATATGCAATGATATTCGCAATCGCTGGGTCTACATCAGCAAGGCTGAAGAGTTCCAACGCACGAGTTACGAGAACAGCATTACCGTACTCAGCAAGGGTAATGGTTACAGATGTCGGAGTTGAAATTGCGACTGAATCTGGGTCAGTATCCTCGGTGAGTGCAGTTGTTGCTGCGGTTAGGTCAACATAACGTTGTAGAACAACGGTTGAACCTGGAATTGCCTGACGGGCTGGGCGCTTATCTGCGACTGAACGAATGAGTGGTTCAGAGCGAAGCGCAAATTCTAGAAGGCGGTCATATGCCTTCTGAACTAGACCAGCGCCACCAGCGGTACCTCCGAGAGAGGAGGAACCTGTTGATGTAAAGGCGTTAGCCATTTTTGCGTCACCTCCAAGTGACTATGAACGGATTACGATTGAGAGCGCAATATCGCCAACAACTCATCTGCACTTTGCGCGTTGTCCAGTTTCGTTGTCAGTTCATCTGCTCTATCTGGCATTATCCCGCCTTGCGTTATTACGTCCTGCTGCCTTAATGCTGCAAGATTCTGCTGCCTCTGCTCATCCTTAACTTCAGTCTGATAACCAATCAGGTCTCCATTTTCTTGGAGCCATCCATTCAGAGAATCCTCTGTAACGTCATCTAAGTCTTTAAGGATAAAGCGTGCAGCCTTGGCGTTAATGCCTTTCTTTTCCAGGACTTCTTTGACGACCCTCTCACGCTGCGCCTTGGTTAAACCCTCAAGTTGCTCGGTGAGTTCCTTGATACGCTTCTCATCTGCTCGTTTTGCCTTGCGGAGTTTCTTGATTAAATCATTCTCTTGCAAACCAAATGATTCTGATGATTCTGTATCTTGGTCTTCGTCTTCTTCATCCCAGTAGTTGTTGCTCATAGCAACCACCCTTCTATTTGTTGTTAGTCGCAAGCCTCAAATCCATTCGGGGAAATGGTTTGGCTCTTGCTGCCAGTCTTATACGCCGCGTGGGGCTGGTTGGTCCACGTCGGGATTCTTAGTATGTACCGCCTAATTGTTGTTTCAATGAGGCTCTATTCAAGCCTGAAGCACCAGTAAATTCTGCTGTTTCTCGTTCCTGTAATCTTCGACGCTTACGCTGTGCCGAAGCAAGTTGGTTGAACGTTTCTTGTTCTCCCTCTGCAAGCCCATATTTATCAAGTGTTGTGGCATAGACATTAGATAGTTTCTCAGCGGTAGGTAGGATATCAGCAATGGTTGCATAACCACGCTGTGCTTCTGCTTGAGTAATACCTTGTGCTGCAAGTTGCTCAGCAACGGGTACTCCGATATTGAAACCTTGGCGTCCAGCAGCCACACCAATTTCAGATGCTGCAACCTGGCGCTCAATCTTCTGGAACTGCTGATTAGGGTCAAGAACATAGGCAACCAAATCATTTTGTCCAATGCCATAATAGTCCTTAAGCATGTTAGATACAGCAGGGTCAGCGTTTCTTACACGTTGTACAGCAGTTACCACTCTGTTAGATAACTCTGCAGGAGATACATCGTTTGATATAAATTGAGTTACATATTGGTCATTATCAAATTGCTTTAGTCCATAAGCCCTAAGAATTTGACGGTAGCTATCTTCTAAATTTAAGTATTCAGAGGGGGTAAGAACTGAGATACCCTTCTTAATACGGTCTTGATTAGCCCTAAAGCGCTCTTGATATAGTGGTTCATCCTGAAGGCGAAGCATAATAGTAGCTTCAGATGCGCCTTCAATTGCTAGATTCTTAATGAGTGGAGCTAACGAACCAAGGTTATAACGATTCAATCTATTAAGAACAATAGACATTACATCTTGTTGAGTAGATGTTAAAGTATTGGTTGCGGTTTTAGCAGCAGTTCCAGCACCGGTTCCAACGCCTGTTCCAGCACCAGTTCGAACGCCAGTTCCAGCACCAGTTCCAGCACCTGTTCCGCCGCCTCCGCCGCCAGATTCTTTATATCCTGGGGGCTTACCATCTACATAATTTATACCTTGATAATTTCCAGTAAATGCTTTACCCTTGTAAAAAAGCATTCCATTGGAATCAAATATCCAGTCAGCAGGACCAGTATTTGGAGTTTTTACTAAAACCCATTTTCCACCAGGACCGCCTACATCTTGTCTCCATACATAGTCATAAGTAAATTTACTGTCCGCTGGAGGCGGTGTTGGTTTGTTGCCTTTAGCAGCATCTTGTGCAGCCTTATATGAAAAGGTTCTAAGTTCGCTACCAGTAAGTCCTTGTGCTTTACCAAGTTCAGTTGCTGCAGCACGAATAGCATCTGTGTCGCCAGTGTTAACTGCTTGCTCTAAAGCAATAGTAGGAATCTCTATATTTTTTGTTTGAACCTGTGCTTTAGATTCTGCAACGCTTTTTTGTAAAGCCGCTAACGGGTCGGCATCTGCGGCAACAGTTGCATTAGTAGCATCAGCGTATGCTTTTGCTCGTCTAGCGCGTAATTTTTCTATT